CCCCCCGCCAGCCCCCGCTTTTGTGGCATAAATACCACGCCCCATGCCCCCCCCATGAGACGACCACTTCAGCCGCCACGCTAGTGGTGGCATGTTAGACATGAATAATTGTTAGTGTAAAAAATTTGATAGATTAAAGAGCATGACCCCCCTAAAAAACCGACTTTGAGAGTTAGATTCATTGTCCTAGAAAATTTTTCGATGTATAAAAAAAGTTATGGTTCCTGATATTTCGCTTGTTCCTGAAGATCGCCTGAAAACGTTTGCTCATTTATTGGAACGTGCCAAGAAGATCGAAGACGCGGCGTCCTCAAAGGTAGATTTCCTTACTTTTGTTAAGGCTGTATGGCCTGATTTTATAGAGGGCCGACACCATAAGATTATGGGGGAAAAATTCGGGCGTCTTGCGGATGGTTCCCTCAAGCGATTAATCGTGAACATGCCGCCACGGCATACGAAATCTGAATTCGCGAGCTATTTACTCCCTGCGTGGCTGATGGGACGTACCCCCCGTATTAAGATTATGCAGACCACCCATACTGCCGAACTGGCCTTTCGGTTTGGCCGGAAAACCCGTAATTTAATGAATTCGAAAGAGTATTCCGATATTTTTGAAAAGGTGCGGCTAAGTCAAGATAGTCAGGCGGCTGGGCGATGGGAAACCGCAAATGGCGGTGAATACTTTGCCGCTGGCGTAGGGGGCGCGGTGACCGGACGAGGTGCCGATTTGCTCATTATCGACGACCCCCATTCCGAGCAGGACGCATTAAGTCCAACGGCGATGGAACATGCGTACGAATGGTACACCAGTGGACCTCGTCAGCGGCTCCAGCCTGGAGGAGCCATCGTAATCGTGATGACTCGCTGGGCCGAAAACGATTTAACAGGCAAATTGTTGAAGCATCAGGCAAGAGACGTTTTGGCCGATAAATGGGAAGTGGTCGAATTTCCGGCGATAATGCCCGACAGCGACGAACCCCTGTGGCCTGAATTCTGGGCTAAGAAAGATTTACTGGGCGTAAAAGGTTCTCTTTCCATTGCCAAATGGGAAGCTCAATGGCAGCAAAATCCCACCAGTGAAATCAGCGCCATTTTAAAGCGCAACTGGTGGCAAAAATGGGAAAAGAAAGCTATCCCTCCCCTCTCCTATATCATGCAAAGCTACGACACTGCCTTCAGTAAGAAAGAGACCGCCGATTTTTCGGCCATTACAACGTGGGGCGTATTCTATCCGGTGGAGGGGGAACCAGCCTCCATCATACTGGTAGATGCGAGGAAGGGCAGATGGGATTTTCCCGATTTGCGCCGTCGCGCTCTGGAAGAATACAACTACTGGGAACCAGAATGTGTCTTAATCGAGGCAAAAGCATCCGGTATGCCCCTTACCCAAGAACTGCGGACAATGGGCATTCCCGTGGTGAACTATAGTCCGTCTAGAGGGAACGATAAATTTACTCGCGTTAACTCCATTGCTCCCCTGTTTGAAAGTGGGTTAGTATATGCTCCAGAAACAACATGGGCCGAAGAAGTAATCGAGGAATGTGCGGCGTTTCCCGCTGGCGAAAACGATGATTATGTGGACACCGTAACACAGGCTCTTCGTAGGTTTCGGGAAGGGGGCTTTATAACCCATCCTGAAGATTATAAGGACGAAGATGCGATTCCAAAACAAAGGATCTATTACTAATGCCCCCTAACAATCGACCGAGTAATATAGATCGTGCTCTTGTTCAAGCTCCTGAAAATGTTCCGTTGACTCCAGAAGAAGATAAACTTCAAACGCAAGAAGATCTATTTTTCGATATAGATATACAAGAAGATGAGGAGGGCGGTGCAGAAATCACGTTTGGTGAACAAGAAAATGAAGAAAATTTAGGCACAGAACCTGATGATTTTTATGATAATCTTGCACCATTAGTCAGCGATTCTTCTCTAACTGACATTTCTTCCTACGTTATGAAGAGCGTAGAAGAAGATAAAAGTAGCCGAAAAGATTGGGAAGATACCTACACCAAAGGTCTTGACCTATTAGGGCTACGCTACGAAACACGCACCGAACCCTTTGAGGGTGCAACGGGCGTTATCCATCCTATGATTAATGAAGCGGTAACGCAATTTCAATCTGCGGCGTACAAAGAAATGCTTCCGGCTAGTGGCCCTGTACGAGCACAGATTATAGGAACATCCACCCCAGAACTCGAACTTCAAGCGCAGCGAGTGCAACAATACATGAATTATCAAATCATGTATGCCATGGAAGAATATGAGCCTGAATTTGATCAGATGCTTTATTTTCTTGGCCTAGCTGGAAGTGCGTTTAAGAAAGTTTATCCTGATCTCACAATGGTACGACCCGTAAGCAAGTTCGTAGCAGCGGAAGATATTATCGTACCCTACACCGCAACCGATTTGCGGAGTGCGGAGCGTGTAACCCATAACATTCAGCTTTCTGAAAACGAACTTCGCAAGTTACAGGTGAACGGTGTATACCGTGATATTGAAATTAAGATGGGTTCGGATACGGGCGCTGATCAGATTGAAGAAAAGTACGACCAACTGGAAGGAATCAGTCGTAATGAAACTGATCGGGATCTTACCCTGTATGAATGCCATTGCTATTTAGATATTGAGGAATATCCAGATAAAGATGAAAAGGGTGAATCCACAGATATCAAATTGCCCTACATAGTAACCGTTTGTGCAGATACAAAAGATGTCTTAGCAATTCGGCGTAACTATCGTAACGACGACGAAAATAAAAATAAAATCCCACATTTCGTACAGTACAAATTTACTCCAGGAATGGGCTTTTATGGATTTGGGCTGGTACATCTGCTTGGTAATTTATCACGCACAGCCACAGCAAATCTTCGCCAGCTTATTGATGCGGGAACTTTGGCAAATATGCCCGCCGGATTTAAGGCAAGAGGCTTGCGTATCGCAGACGATAGTACTCCTCTCCAGCCTGGAGAATTTAGAGATGTAGATGTTCCAGGAGGTGAACTCCGCAATAGTCTGATGCCGTTGCCTTATAAAGAGCCAAGCGCAACTCTTATGCAGTTAATGGGTTTCGTAGTGGAGGCAGCACAGAAATTTGTTGGAACTACTGACTTAGGCGTTGGGGATAGCAACCGAGAAATGCCTGTCGGAACCACCATTGCTCTATTAGAGCGTGGTGCGAGAATAATCAGCGCAGTGCATAAACGACTTCACGCAAGCATGAAACTAGAGTTGAAGATGCTGGCGCGGTTATTCTCTGAATTTCCAACTCCATATCCTTATCAGGTAAACGCTGATCAAGAAATTAAAGCGGAGGATTTCGATGAACGTGTCGATATTCTCCCTGTAAGTGACCCCAACATTTTTAGTATGTCGCAAAGAGTAGTTTTGGCACAGGAGCAACTCAAATTAGCACAGGCTGCGCCAGAGATACATCATATACACGAAGCCTATCGGCGTGTTTACGAAGCATTGGGTGTGAATAATATAGATCAGATCTTAAAACCTGAAGATCCTGCATTGCCTACTGATCCAGCGTCAGAAAATCAAAAAGCTTCTCAAGCTGCGACTGGCCAAGGTAAATTACAGGCATTTCCTGAACAGGACCATGATGCCCATATTGCGGTACATCTTGGCTATATGCAATCTAAGGTTGCTCAAATGCAAGCACCTGTTTTACTTACTTTAGACAAGCATATCTACGATCATTTGGGCTTGAAAGCTATTGTTTTGCATGATCAAACAACGGCTCAGCAGCAAAATGCCCAGCAACAGTCACCTGAAGAAAATGCAAAAATGATAGCGCAAATACAGGCACGACTCATACAAGAACATTTGCAACAGGTACCGCCTCAACCAAATCAAGATCCATTGGTAGAGATAAAGAAACAGGAACTTGAACTCAAGGGTCAGGATCAAATGCAGGATGCTCAAATTGATCAGGCAAAGTTAACGCTTGATCAGCAGAGATTAAATGAGCAAACCCAAGTTCAAAGAGAGCGTATACAAAGTCAAGAAGATATTGCTAATATGAGAGCGCAAATTGCATTGCAACGACAGAATGCAAATTCTCAGCAAAAAAGTAATTTGCCTCAAAATGGGAGAAGATAAAAATGGCGAAAGCTAGAAGAAAAAAGCGGAAAAGTGAAGAAGAGCCATCGTTATTTGATCTTATGTTTGAAGAGGCAACGGCAGAAGATGAGGAAGATATTAAAATACTTTCTCAGGGAGGAAGTGTCGGAAAAACGGCGGTGGGTTCTCAGAGTAATAATCCTTGGAATGGCCCTATTTCTAATGGGGGTGGTTTGGCTTTAACGGGAGTTAAATTTACAGGAGTGAAATAGCCATTAGTATAAAAACTCGTTTTAGTTGTTTATTGTTTTCTTGCTTCTTAGCATTGGTTCCTATTCATTCTAGTTTAGGACAAGCGAATGAGCATGAAACGCGAGCACCTATCCATCCTTGTGGTGAATCAAATGCTGATTTAACGAACCTTACAGGGTTCCTTGAATTTCGCTGGAAAGCTACTCATGCTGATTTAGATCCAGTTTTTGTGGCACAATTTTTGTTGCATTTTGATCTTTTACATACCGATATTTCTTTAATTCGTGTTTTTAAAAGTCAACTCCAACCGAAGTTGGGAATAGTCGCCGCTCGTAGGTTCACCAATTATTTAAATGATGAGATTCTTGTAGATCTTTGGTGCGTGGTTAAATTATATGACGAATGGGTCATGAGCATTAGCCCAGAAACTCTTGGTGGTATTTTTGCTGACGCAGGATCAGAAACATAAAGGAAACGGACACTACACCGCCTACTTTTTGGAGTGTCCTTGGTGTGGCCAAGAAACCCGTTTACAATTCGTACATGGTCATTATCAATGCACGAATTGTAAACGATCTGTGATAGATTGTTGTGACGGAGAAGTTGAAGATGCCTCGGGAATCTAACCTCCCAATATATGATTTAGATCATGATGGCAAAATAAGTGAAGACGAAATTTCTCGCGTTAAAGCTATGATGGAGGTAGAAAATCTTGCTAATAAGCAAACTTCGCAAAGGAAAATGGCTTGGGTTGCTCTTATCTCTATGGTTGGTTTCACCGTTGCTGTTTTCTTACCTATTTTTCCGGATTCTAGAATTGCTGCGTTAGCCGATTTATTTGGTCTTTTTTACATAGGTCAGGCTGGAGTTGTTGGTGCGTATATGGGCCTGAGCGCATACATGAGTGCCAAAAAATGACTAAAATACTTTTCCTTACATCCTTGTTTATAGCAGCAATTATTGGTTTTTCATGCTCTATTCCACTAGGTGCTCAAACTAAAGGACAAATACAGCAAATCTTATCTGGCGAAAAATAAAAGAAATTACTAATTTGTATTAGTCATATCTGTGAAGGCGCATTAAAGTAAGTTCACTTTTCTGTGAAGGGGTATTACAGTGATTTCACTTCTTGGAACCTTACTTGGATTCAGCACGAGCATTGTGCCTGAAATTCTTGGCTATTTCAAACAGAAGCAAGCCAATGAACAAGAATTGCAGATGTTGGAAGCTAAAGTCAAATATGCTTCAAAATTATCAGAGCTAAAATTAAAAGAACTAGATGCCCAAGCTGATATTGAAGAAACACGAGGGATTTATGAGCATGATAGATCTATCGATGCTGGAGGGTTTGTCAACGGTCTTCGGGGTTCTGTGCGCCCTGTCCTTACTTATGCCTTCTTTATCTTATTCGCGACATGCAAAGGGGTCACATTATATGCAATGGTGAATACACATGGGATGGACCTCTCAGTAGGACTTTTAGAAATTTGGGATGGCGAAACTCAGGCCATATTTTCGGCTATCTTAGCTTTTTGGTTTGGTAATCGTGCAATGAGCAAGGCTAGGGCATGGGTGAAAAAATAAAGGGATATAATCCCAAAATTTATTGCGCCAGTAAAATCTGGCATGCAGAAAAATGGCTAGATTTACGGGATAATTATAATTATGACATAATTTCTTCTTGGATAGAAGTCCCGTGCGGAACAAAGGAAAATCCACAAGGTGCCTTAAAATTTACTTCTGCGGAGCAATCTATTTTGTGGCAAAATTGTGTCCGAGAAATAAATCAGGCTGATTTATTAATTGCATATGCTGAAGAAGGTGACGATCAGCGTGGAGTATTGGTAGAAATTGGCGGGGCATTGACAATATCTTGCCCTGTGTATCTAATTGGAAATTGCGATTCTTTTCGTAAAAATGATTCTAGCGATGCTGCTTTTACTCATCATCCATTGTTTTTTACTTTTTTGATTCCAAATACTTATAAGGAGGGTTACAAGGCAATTATTGAACATTGGCATTCAACCTATGAGTAGGAGGACAATAATATTTACGAAAAGCTCTTAAAGATGTTGCAAGAACGCCGCCAATCAGTTATCGAAACCCTGTGTTACGGTATAATAGCTGATTTTACCGCCGTTCAAGTTCTTCGAGGAAAACTTGTAGAACTTGCTTTTATGGAACAGGAAATAAAATCCCTGCAAGAAAGACTATATCAAGATGACTAAAACTCTTTATGTCCCTGATCACGTAGCTACTTTCCCTCCTAAATCTGATTCGTTGCAAGAAGTCTATAAAAAAATAGAAGACGAAATTCCACGAGAAGAACTTCTTGATAAATCTACCCTAGAAAGATTACCAAGACCTACAGGTTGGAGAATTTTAATTCTTCCTTATCGTGGGCAAGGTAAAACTAAATCAGGAGTTTTTCTTCCTGATGAATCAGTAGATCGTGAGGCTGTTGCGACTGTTTGTGGATACGTTTTAAAAGTTGGCCATCTTGCATATGCTGACAGAGAAAAATTTGGTTTACATGCTGAACCTTGGTGTAAAGAAGGCGACTGGGTTATTTTTGGTCGGTACGCGGGGAGTAGGTTCAAGATAGATGGGGGAGAAGTTCGGCTGTTAAATGATGATGAAATTTTAGCCAGAATTGAATCACCAGAAGATATCTTGCATACTTAACATGGGAGAAAACCATGCCTGACACAGAAAACGTAGAAACTACCGAGGATCAAGTAGAAATTGAACTTGAACCTGAACAAAGATCTCCTCCTGAAGAACCTATAGTCGTTGAAGCAGCTCAAGGAGAGTTGCCTTTAGAAAAACCAGATGACCAAGAAGAACTTGAGGCGTATAGTGAAACGGTTCAAAAACGAATAAGTAAATTAACAGCGAAAATGCGAGAAGCGGAGCGTAGAGAAAAAGCCGCTTTAGACTACGCTAAAGGTGTTCAAACTCAATTACAACAACAGCAAGTTAGAAGTAGCAGCCTTGATAATTCTCTGGTCACAGAATTTGAAAATCGTGTCACTGCTCAAGAAGAGGTTTACAAATCTCAACTTCGTCAAGCAATTGACAGTGGGGATGTTGATGCACAGGTTGCCGCTCAAAAAAGTCTTGCAGAAGTTGCTGCTGACAATGAACGTCTTAAAGTTGCGAAACATCACCAAGCGCAACAAGTTCAGCAACAAGCACAGCAACCACAACAAGCACAGCAACCGCAACAGGTACCGCAATCTCAACCACAGCCAAGAGCACCTGATGCGAAAGCTGTCTCGTGGGCTGAAAAAAATAACTGGTTCGGTGAAGATGAACCAATGACTCTTACGGCATTTAGTATTCATAAATCTCTTGTAGAATCAGAAGGATTTGATCCTCATTCTGATACTTATTACGCGGAAATAGATCGTAGACTACGTGAAGAATTTCCCCACAAATTTGAAAATGGGAAATCTGAACAAAAAATAGGGCGAAGAAGTCCTACGGTAGCGTCTGCTGGGCGTAGTTCTAGTCGTTCTGGGAAAAAATCAATAAAATTAAGTGCTTCAGAGGTTGCAATTGCTAGGAAACTTGGTGTAAGTTTGGAACAATATGCGAAGCAAGTTGCTTTGCTGCAAAATTCGTGAGGATGATCGATGATTGATCGTGAAACACGCACTACTCAAACTAGAGTAAAAGCAGAACGCCGCAGACCGTGGCAACCGCCGTCCAGTTTAGACGCTCCTCCCCCTCCGGAAGGGTATGTTCATCGTTGGATCCGTGAAAGTGTTATGGGATTTGATGATAAGAAAAACTTATCCGCTCGCCTTCGCGAAGGCTTTGAATTAGTTCGCGCCGATGAGTATCCAGATTTTGAAGCTCCTTCTATCCAAGATGGTAAACATGCTGGAATAATTGGAGTAGGTGGTTTGGTACTTGCTCGCTTTCCCATAGATTCATTAGACGAACGCAATAAACATTTCCAAAAAGTCACTTCTGATCAGATGGAAGCCGTTGATAATGATCTTATGAGGGAAGAACACCCGTCGATGCCTATCACACAAGATAGGCAATCTCGTGTAACCTTTGGTGGGGCTAAACCCTCCGCCGAATAGCGTAAGGAATATGAGCAATGGCAAATATTGATGCGGCCTTTGGGCTTCGTCCATATAGAATGCTTGGTTCTGGAGCTAACACTAGCGCGGTGTCCACGTACGAAATTCAATTAACGGGGACGGCAGGAACTTCTAGTACGATTTATGAAGGCACTCCTGTAATCCCACTTGCGAATGGTTTGGTTGATATCGTAGGTGCCGCTGCTGGTGGAACTGTTCCAATACTAGGCGCTTTTGTTGGTTGCCACTATACAGACACAAATGGGAAGCCCACGTTCACGAATAAGTGGCCGGGAACTTCTAGTGTTAAATCTAGTACGAGGGCAACTTGTTTGATCGCATCGAATCCTGATCAACTTTTTTTGATTAATTGTGATGCCGCGGCGACTCAAGCAGCAGTTCACGCGAATGCTAACTTTGGTACAGCTACTTCAGGCAGCTCGACGACAGGTAAGTCGACGGGTGAGCTTGCTGTATCTACGCTCGCAACAACCAATACATTGAATCTGCGTGTTATGGGCTTAGAAGAAAGTCCTTCAAATGCAGATACTGGTTCAGCGGGAATGTTAGCTATCGTCCTTCTCAACAATCACTTTTACCGTTACAATGCGAACGGTACTGGTGCTGGTATTTAGAGGAGTATAAATAATGGCTATAACTAGATCACAACTCCTCAAAGAGCTCGAACCTGGACTTAATGCCCTGTTTGGCTTAGAGTATGATCGGTATGATAATGAGCATTCCGAGATTTACGAGACTGAATCTTCAGATCGTGCATTTGAAGAAGAGGTCATGTTAGCTGGGTTTGCTCAGGCACCTGTAAAAGGTGAAGGTGCGGCGGTCACGTACGATTCGTCAAATGAAGCCTACACCGCTCGCTACACGCATGAGACAATTGCGCTGGCGTTCGCGATTACAGAGGAAGCAGTAGAGGATAATCTCTACGATCGCCTCTCTAGTCGGTACACCCGTGCTCTTGCCCGTTCGATGGCGAACACAAAACAGGTAAAAGGGGCTTCTGTGCTGAATAACGCTTTTGATGGAGACTTCACCTTCGGTGATGGAGTTCGTTTATGTATAACGAGCCATCCAACTGTCGGTGGTGGTAATTTCTCAAATGCGTTGTCTACAGCCGCAGATTTGAATGAAACCTCACTAGAACAGGCGTTAATTGATATTGCGGCGTTCATTGACGAGCGAGGTCTTAAAATTGCATTGCAAGGTAGGAAAATGCTTATCCCACCAGCACTACAATTTGTGGCTGAACGGTTAATGGCGTCTAATCTGCGACCTGGAACTGCAGATAATGATATCAATGCGTCACGGAATATGGGCATGTTGCCGGATGGCTATGTGGTAAACCATTTCCTGACGGATACAGATGCTTGGTTCATCAAGACTGATGCGCCTAACGGGTTTAAGCATTTTGAACGTGCTCCAATTAAAACCTCTATGGAAGGGGATTTTGAAACTGGAAACGTTCGCTATAAAGCTCGTGAGCGGTATAGTTTTGGTGTTTCAGACCCACGTTGCGTTTTCGGAACTCCCGGAGCGTAGAAAATCAGGGGGGAAGGGCAACTTTCCCTCCTTTTTTCTAGGAATAATCAGCCCTAGCGACTGGCCTAGCAGACGCTTATGAAGACTCTAGGGCTATACCTTTCGTAAGAAGGAACTATACGAATGGCAAATACTACTTTTAGCGGTGCCGTCCGTTCAGAAAACGGTTTTAAAGTTATAAATATCGCCTCAACAACTGGGACTGTTACCGAAACTTCTTCCCAAGCATCTACAGGTATTTTCACTAACAAGTACATTAAGCATGTGGGTTTAGCCACAGGCGTTACGGTTAATTCAACTGCTGGCGATAGCCCCGCGATTGGTGAATTTACTCAACCAGCCGGTACTATTATGACCAACATCAAGATTTTTTGTGTCACAGCTCCGGTTATTGGAACTGGTGACATCGGTTATGAAGTTGGTACTTCCAGTTCTGGCGCACAGATCGTAGCGGCTGTTACTGACCAGATTCTTGATGGCGGTACTACGGTTGTTGTCGGTAATGTGACACTGCCTTCGCTGGTCGCTCAGACTGAGAGTGGCACTACTGCTCCGGCTTCTGTGCAGTATACATCAGCAGCAAGAACCATTTACTGCAATATCACCAATACGGTAAATGCTACCACGGCTGGCTCCTTCACGTTCATTATTGAATATGTACAAGTTGCATAAATTAGGGTAGGGAGATAATTCTCCCTCCTTTTTTAGAAGGAGATTATTATGGCTGATGCTGTAACTGCGACCACAGTAATTGACGGGCAAAGAGCAGTCGTTATTTACTGTACCAATACGAGTGATGGAACTGGTGAATCTGCTGTAACCAAGGTAGATGTATCTGGACTTGCTGCTTTACCAAATGGAACAGCTTGTTCAGGAGTTCGTTTAGAAAAAATTGTGTTTACGAATGTTGGTATGGGCGTCAAACTCCTTTGGGATGCTTCTACTGATGTTATTGCAGCACAACTTCCTGCTGATTACTCTGACACGTTAGATTATTCTGATATTAGTGGTCTTCCAAATGTTGCTGCTGCAAGCGGTAAAACAGGAGATATACAGCTCACCACAGTAGGGCATACAAGTGGTGACACCTACTCCATCGTTCTTTACTGTTTAAAAGAATACTAATCATTATGGCTGATCTAGAACGAAAAAATGAGCTAGATTTAGTCCAAATGCGTGGAGAAATAAAACTTCTCGCGCAAAAAGTAGATGTGATAAAGAATAATGATCTTCATCATCTGCAAAAATCAGTTGACCAGATAAACCGAATCTTATGGGCTGTTGGTTTTCTTGTGCTTGGACAATTGGCAGTCGGAATTCGGTCTATTTTGATGGGGGCATAATGGCAGATATAAGTAGAATTGCTGAAGAAGGCCGTGACAGATTGGTAGAAGCGGTTAGACCTGGAGTTAAGGCCGCTAAAGGTACAATAGAATGGGTAGAGGGTCAAGCTCGCCAGATCTATGATGTAGTAACTGGTGACTTTGATCGTCGTCATGGGCAAACACTAGGGCAAATAAAAAAGCGACTGCGAGCAGGAGAAAGCCCTACTAACATTCGTAATTCTATATTGAAGGCCAACCCTGTAAACCCGAACGTGTTAATACGCGGAGGGGATAAGAATGTTGTGCTCAGAAGCAGAAGAAAATTCCGGGGTGAAGTAGACGAAACTTAATAAAGGTGGTTTTGTTAGAGGACCAAACAGCTAGTGAAAGGTGAATACTATGGCTGAATTACCCCTGAATGTACAAAATAAACTTCTTGCATATTTAGAAGGTCGAATTGGGCTAAAATCTTTGGGTGCTTCTTTGGCATCTAAAAGAACTTCTTTAACTAACCGTAAATTAGCTATGGAAGAAGGTCGGATTGGGCGATCAAAAGGCGGCTCTGTAAAAAGGCCCAAATAGTTAGGAAAATAAGATGATTGCATGGATTAAAGGACGAGTTTCAGAGCCGTCTAGTTATGTGGCGGCTGGGCTTGGAGTTTTGGGGGTTGGTATTATTATAAATCAGCCTATACTCATTTATGTGGGTATCGTGGGCGGAGTGCTTGGCTTTATTTTGAAGGAAAAGGGAATCATCTAATGCCAAAGGTCGGTGACAAGCATTATCCTTATACTGAAGCAGGATATGCCGCAGCTGATAAAGCGCGGAAGAAAAAGAAGAAAAAGAAGAAAAAGCAACGCGCTCGTAAGGGCTATGGTCATGGCGGTATGGTAAGAGGACCATGTAGCTAATGTCTAGCGATCCTTATAAAAATCCAGATTCAAAACGGAAATATTCGGCGAAGACCAATATTCCGGCGTTTCCAAGGTCAAGAAAGCCCTATGTTTCTTTTGGGGGGCCACATAGCCGGATACAGATTCGTAAAAGAATGATGCAATTGCCCTCTACTGCCACAAACCCTGTTTTGGGAAAAAGACGAGCGAAAACCGCCGCACAGTTAGAGGCTCTTGCGAAAAAAGGAACCCGATTTACTCCGGGAGAGCGAGCTGCTATTAGAGGTATCGCTGCTCGCCCGAGGTATATTGCCAAAGGTGGATTTATTGTTAAAGGCCCCAACAGTTAGGAGATTATCATGGGTGATACAACAAAAGGTGGCACTCCAGCTGGTGTCATAGACATGACCAGAACAGTTGATATCAAACTTCCGACGAGTAGGGTTACTTGGACAAAACCTCGTCCTGGATCACCTTCACCGCAAGCTAAGAACAAGGGTGGATATCTTCGGAAAACCAAGGGTGGTTCTCCTCGGAAAGGTTGAATGATGGCTGTTAAACCAGAAGATTTGCTCCCAGCTATTGTATCAGAAGATACAGGGAAAAGAACGTTTGCGGAAAAGAAAACTCCTCAAGCCTTCCATGAAAGTGCTACTCGCACAAAAATAGTGGTGAAATCTGGAGATACTCTTTCTCAATTAGCCGAGAAACATGGTGTTACTCTGGATGCTGTTATGAAGGCCAATGCAAGTATAAAGAATCCAAATATGATTCGTGTTGGCCAAAAGATTAATCTCCCTACTGAAAGAACAGCCAAAGGGCCTGTTTATAAAGATTGGGGAAGAAAAAATCCACAAACGGGGAGAACTATGGGAGAAAGTGTTCGTGCTGGAATAAATCCGTATATGCGTGTCCGGAAAAATAAAGGCGGTTTAGCACGGGAGAAATTTACTTCTGGCAAAATGGCAACTGATCCAAAAACGATAGCCAAGTCACAGCACTCTATGGCCACTGAATCAATGAAGCCTCCTCCTAAAACGGAGCAGTGGACAGCTACTGCCAAGGTAAGCAAGCCAGCGGTAAGAGGTAAAAACCGAATTATCCGTGGTCCTGGACCACATAATATTTAGCCTTATGCGAGTATTTTATGGCCTCTTCAGGTTCTAGAGATTTTGATTTAGATGTAGCAGAGTATGTAGAAGAAGCCTTCGAACGATGCGGGATGGAAGTGCGGACTGGCTATGATTTAGAAACAGCCAAACGTTCCCTTAATTTACTTTTTGCAGATTGGGCCAACCGTGGCTTAAATCGTTGGACTATTTCGCAGGAAACACTTACTCTGGCAGATGGTGTTCCAGAATATCCACTTGGCACGTTAACTATGACAGTAGGTTCTGTTTCTGGTACATTTTCTGCGGGTGAAACTTTAACAGGTGGTACCAGTGCTGCAACAGCGAGCATAACTAGCGTACCCACAGCCACAAGCCTCGCCATAACGCTTCCAACAGGTACGTTTACCGCCAGCGAAACCGTAACAGGTGGTACCAGTGCCGCAACTGCGACTGTTAGTAGCGCCGTCGATTTTGAGGATACCCAGTCTAGTATTGACATACTCTCGGCTGTTGTTCGCCAAAATAGTGGCACTGGCAATCAACTTGACCTTGCTTTGAGCAGATTAAGTCGCGATGAATTTATCAGTTTGCCTAACAAACGGACTACTGCGCGGCCTTCCCAATTTTATGTGGATCGTCAAATAATTCCTGCTATCAAGTTATACCCAACGCCAAATTCAGCAGATATTCTAGTTTATGATAGGCTACGACGTATAGAAGATGCAGATGCTATGACCAATACGGCTAATGTGCCGTTTCGATTTTATCCATGCTTAACAGCGGGATTGGCTTTTTATCTCGCCTTGAAAAAAGCTCCTGAAAGAGTTCAGTTGCTAAAGGCTATTTATGACGAAGAATTTGAACGGGCTGCGACAGAAGATAGAGATCGTTCTTCCTTGAGTTTAACTCCTAGTGCTACTTATTATAATATAATATGAAATTCGCCACTGGAAAATTTGCTCAATTCATTTCTGATAGGAGCGGAATGGCCTTTCCTTATTCTGAACGAGTTAAGGAATGGAGTGGTTCCATTGTCCATCGCTCAGAATATGAACCAAAGCACCCTCAATTAATGACAAAAAAACCTCCTTTTGAGCCACAGGCATTGTACGAACCCCGTACTCCTCGAAAAGAACCTATGGTAGTTTTTGTATCCGAAAATGTTTTTGGGGCAGAGGGCTCTTTGCGTGGGACAGGTCAAATTGGGATTGTAACGGTGACAACATCATGAGTACTGCGCCATTCACATTTACTACACTTAAATCTGCCATCCAAACTTGGACTGATAATACTGAAACTACCTTTGTGGCTGAAAATGCTAGATTTATTACTAATGCTGAAGAAAGAATTTTTAAAGAAACAGATTTAGATTATTTCCGCAAGAATGCTGAAGGAACTATGACTAGTGGGAATAAATATTTAACCAAGCCCACAGATTATCTTGCTTCCTTTTCTTTATCTTATACAGATTCAGATGGCAACGCGAACTTTCTTCTCCAAAAAGATGTGAATTTTTTACAGACTTATACCCCTGCTGGAAACTCTACTACAGGTTCCCCCAAATACTACTCTCCTTTTGATGTGGATACTTTCCTTATAGCCCCTACTCCAAATTCTAATTTTTCAACGGAACTGCACTATTTTTATCGGCCAACTTCTATTACTGCAACCAGTGATGGAACTTCTTGGTTAGGGGATAATGCACCAGATGCTATGTTGTATGCTTCCTTAGTTGAGGCGTATATTTACATGAAGGGGGAAAAAGATCTCATCGACCTTTACACAAAAAGATTCCAGGAATCGATACTCAGGTTAAAAAATTATGCAGAAGGGCTAGAAAATTCTGACAATTATCATGAAGGTATGTTAACACTAAAACGAACATAGTAGGGTGAATTAGAGTGTTACAGGTTAATGGAATTTCAGAAGTGGGATCTGTCTCTGTATTTTCTTCGGAGGGAATAGGTCATAGTCCTGAACAAATAGCTGAAATGGCCCTGAATAAAATTATGGAAGTGAATGAAAATGCTCCTCCTGCAATTCGAGACCAAGCCATAGCATATAGAGAAAGTCTACGGTATATCTTAACCTTTTACTTTCATCAAATGGCAAAAAGTGAGAGAACTACTATCTGGGCATTGTTAAAGAAACAGGGCCATGATGATTTTGCTGAAATCATAAGGAGATTATGACAAATGGCATTTACCGGAAACTTTATGTGTACTTCCTTCAAAAAAGAATTGATGGAGGCAAAGCACAACTTTTTAAATAGTGGAGGAAATACCTTCAGGTTGGCATTGTATACAAACAGTGCTTCTTTCACGGCAGCTACCACCGCTTACACAGCTACTAATGAGGTGAGTGGAACTAATTACACGGCAAAAGGTAATAGTTTGACTCGAGTAGATCCGACTACCAGTAGCACCACGGCTTATACAGATTTTGCTGATACTACTTGGAGTTCGTCAACCATAACTGCAAGAGGTGGGTTGCTGTTTAATGACACTGTCTCAGGAGATACTTCGGTGATAGTCTTAGATTTTGGGGCGGATAAATCTAGCTCTTCTGGAGATTTTACAGTGCAGTTCCCAACAGCTAATTCGAGCGCGGCAATAATTAGGATTGCGTAACTGAGGTCTAATGGCAACTCAAACGGGCTTTGGACGTAGTACATGGGGTAGTGGCACTTTCGGGGATGAACTCCCCGTTACAGTCACTGGTGTTGCTGGAACTGGCAGTGTTGGCACTGTTACCATTTCTGCTGAATCTAATATTAGTGTAACCGTAACGGGTGTTGCCGGAACTGGAGCCGTTGGGTCTGTTACAACAGCCTTTGACTTTTCAGTCGCTGTAACGGGTGTTGCCGGTACTGGTGGTGTTGGCAGTGTAACTGTGATAGAAGGATCTGGTACTGGTACCATTGAAGTTACAGGTGTTGCTGGGACGGGTGGAACATCACAAACTAATGTTTGGAGCAAAATAACCCCCTCACAAACGCCAAGTTGGAATGAAATAACACCGTCACAAACTCCAAACTGGGCTAAAATAGCGGCATAGGAACACGTTATGGCATCATCATACACAACTGGTTTTAGT